AAGGAAAAGTAGAAATTGACGAAAGAGGCTATATTGTAACAAGGGGAAAATCTTCCAAAACAAGTACTTCTGGAATCTTTGCAGCAGGAGATGTTCAAGATGGCAGATACCAGCAGGCAATTATCGCAGCAGGAAGTGGAGCAATTGCAGGGCTTGATGTGGAAGAATATTTAAGAGAAAATGACTTATAATTTTTAATCTCTAAAAAATAAAATTATTGAGAACGAAAATTCAAGAGATACAAAAAGACAAAAGGAATTTCCAGGTGGATATATTGTATTAATTGGAAGTAACTCAGCAGCAGAATTAGCAAGTAGACCAATTAGAGTTTTGCTCGCTGATGAGATAGATAGATTCCCATCTAATGTAAAAGATGAGGGAGATACATTAAATTTGGCAATCGAGAGAACTAAAACTTGGACATTGAATAGAAAAATTGTTTTAACAAGTACACCTACAATTAAAGGGGAAAGCAGAATTGAAAGGGAATACGAAAATAGTACACAGGAAGAATATTATATTCCTTGTCCGAAATGCGGAACAATGCAGAAATTAGAATGGAGAAATATAATTTTTGAAAGTGTAGGGCATAAATGTTCGGATTGTTTGGAAGTTTCCAATGAGTATGAATGGAAAAAAAATATGAAATATGGCGAATGGATAGCTGGAAATAATGAAATTGACAGTGAATTAGTCAGAGGATTTCATATTAGCGAATTGTATAGCCCCTTTTCGACTTGGAAAAGCATTATTAAGAAGTTTAAGGAATCAACAGGAGATGTTCAGATGATGAAGGTGTTTACTAATACTGCACTTGGAGAAACTTGGGAAGACAGGATAGAGAGAATAAATTTTGCGGACTTGGAATCAAGGAAAGAACATTATGGATGTGAAATTCCTGATAAAGTTTCAGTCCTGACCGCTGGAGTCGATGTACAGGATGACAGGCTAGAAGTAGAAGTTGTCGGCTGGGGTGTAGGAGAAGAAAGCTGGGGAATTTATTATAAGGTATTTATGGGAAGTCCTGCTGAAAATTATGTTTGGGAACAACTTGATAGATTTTTAGATACTGAATTTTCTTATAAAAATGGAGAAAAAATAAAAATAATATGTACTTGTATCGACACAGGAGGACATTTTACACAGGAAGTTTACCAATATGTAAAACCACGTGAAATAAAACGGATTTTCGGAATCAAAGGTCAAGGTGGAGATGGAAAATCGTTTATATCTAAACCTACTAAAACGAATAGAATGGGAATAAGTTTATTTGTTTTAGGAGTTAATTCTGGAAAAGAGACTATTTTATCAAGATTAAAGATTGATTTACCTGGACCGAAGTATATGCACTTTCCTGACAATATTGAACGTGGATACGATGAGGCATATTTCAAAGGGATTACTTCAGAAGTTAAAACAACCGTCTGGGAAAAAGGGAAGAGAAAAACTATATGGAAAACAATTGGAACCAAACGTAATGAGCCGCTTGATATTAGAAATTATGCTTATGCAGCATTATTGATAGCAAATCCAAATTTAGAAAGAAAATATACAACGGAGGCAATAAAGCAAACTAAGGCTGTTAAAAAAAGAAAAATATTATCGAAAGGAATTTAATAAATGGGAAAATCAAATTATTCAAGAGAATATATTTTAGAAATGCTCACAGAGTATACCAAAGCAGAACGGGCTGTCTTGAGTGGAAAAAGCTATAAAATAGGAACTAGAGAACTTACACGAATGAGTATTGATGAAATAAGAAAAGGCAGAAGTTATTGGGAAAATGAGCTGCAAAAAATAAATGGCAGGGGTAACAGGAGAGTAAGAAGAGGTGTTCCTAGAAATCTTTAGTGGAAAAGGAGGTGTTTTATGAATTTTATTGATAAATTAGTAACAGTGTTTAACCCGGAAAAAGGACTTAAAAGATTTCAAGCAAGAAGAAAACTGGAAATTCTGAATACTGGATATTCAAATCACGGTGCTTCAACTACTAAAAAATCAATGTTGGGCTGGCAAAGTACTGGTGGCGGAGTGAAGAAGGACATTTATAAAAATCGTAAAAAGTTGATTGAACGTTCGAGAGATTTATATATGGGAACTTCTGTGGCTACTGGTGCATTGAAAACTATTAATACAAATGTTGTTGGGAGCGGATTAAAATTAAAGTCTGCTATTGATAATGAGACGATAGGTATTAGTGATGAAGAGGCAGAAACTATAGAAAGTTTGATAGAAAAAGAATTTGAGCTTTGGTCGAAAGATAAAATTGATAATTTGGGAACTATGAACTTTTATCAGATTCAGGAACTTGTATTTTTGACGGTATTAATGAATGGAGAATGCTTTATAAAATTGAATTATTTTGAAACTCCAAAAAATCCATACAGTTTAAAATTAGAAATTTTAGAGCCTGACAGAATATATACTCCAAACAATATGATTTCAGATAAAAGCGTAGTCGAAGGTGTGAAAATAGACAAAAATGGAAGAATTGAAGGTTATTATGTTTCATCTGAACATCCATTAGACGCAACTGGGGGAGTAAGTGAGAAACTTATAAAAGTTTATGGAAGTGAAAATCAAAAAAATATAATACACCTTCTTTTTACGGAAAGACCTGAACAGGTAAGGGGAATACCAATATTATCTCCAGTTATTGAGAATTTAAAGCAGCTTGGGAATTATACTGAAGCCGAACTAATGGCAGCAGTTATAAGCGGAATGTATGCAATTTTTATTGAAAGCGATGCCGAAAATTCGAGTGGTGCTGATGTAGGCGAACTTGAAGCAGTTGAAAATGATTTGCTTGTAGATTCAGAAGATGAAACTACTATAGAACTTGCACCAGGAATGGTTGTAGGACTTAATCCAGGAGAAAAAGCGAAAGCTACTAATCCAGGGAGACCTAATGCACAGTTTGACCCTTTTGTTACAAGTATTTTAAGACAGATAGGAAGTGCCTTAGAAGTTCCATATGAGCTTTTAATAAAGCATTTTACAGCAAGTTATTCAGCAAGTCGTGCAGCACTTCTGGAAGCGTGGAAAATGTTTAGGAAAAGACGTGAATGGTTTGTAGAGAATTTTACCCAGCCTGTTTATGAGGAATGGTTAAACGAAGCGTATTTGTTAGGTAGAGTTGAACTTAAAAATTATGGAACTGATTTTCTTATAGACAAAGCGTGGTGTGGCTCTCAATGGAACGGACCGTCTCAAGGACAAATAGATCCGTTAAAAGAGGCTAATGCGGCAGTTATAAGAATCAATAATGGATTATCGACTAGGACGAGAGAAACAGCCGAACTTAATGGCGGAGATTTTGAGCAGAATGTAAGAGTTTTGGCTAAAGAAAATAAATTATTAACAGAGAAAGGAGTGGCAATAAATGCCCAAACAATTGAAGTTTTGGAACGTGATGAAGAATGATGAAGAAAAATCAGCTGAACTGATACTTTATGGAAGTATTGGAAGTGATGAATATTGGGATGACATATCTGATAAGGCGTTTAAACAGGATATTGAAAATCTTGGTGACGTGGAAAACATAACTTTGCATATAAATAGTCCAGGTGGGAGTGTATTTAGTGCTGTAGCAATAGCGAATACTCTTAAAAATCATAAGGCTAAAATAACAGCAAATATAGATGGATTGGCAGCAAGTGCGGCAACTATCATAACGAGTGCCTGTGATATTGTAAAAATGCCTAAAAATGCTTTGTTTATGGTTCACAATCCAATTACTTTTGCTTACGGAAATAATCAAGATATGCAAAAAACGCTTGAAATGCTAAATAAAGTTAAAAATAGCATTATCGAGACATATCTAAATAAAGCAAAGACTGATAAGGAAACATTGTCGGAATTAATGGATAATGAAACCTGGATGAGTGCAGAAGAAGCTAAAGAATATGGATTTGTTGACGAAATATTAGATGAAAATGTGGAAAAAGAAGTTATTGAGAATAAATTGATTATAAACGATATGGCTTTTGACATTTCAAGATTTAAAAATTTTAAAGAAAAGAAAAATCAAGATCCAAGAGTGATAAATATTTCTGTAAATAGTACAGGAAGTCCTGAAGAAATAGCTGATAAATTTAGAGATATATTAAATTCAACAGAAAATCAGAAAAATGAAGGAGGAAATATGACGTTAGAAGAGTTAAAAAACAAATTTCCAGAACTTTACAATCAAATCTTTAATGAAGGTAAGGAAGCTGGAATAACTAAAGAAAGGAAAAGAATGAGAGAAATTGATAACCTGGATGTATCAAATTATTCTGAACTTGTTGAAAATGCTAAATATAATGAGCCGGTAGAGGCTAGTGTGTTAGCAGTAAATATTTTGAATAAACAGAAGAAAGAGGAGGTAAAAGAATAATGATACCAGTAGAATATTTCTTTGTCCTTAGTGGCTTATTGTTCTTTATAGGAGTCTTTGGCTTTGTTACTCGTCGCAATTTGGTAGCGATGCTCATCTCCATAGAGTTAGTTCTCAATAGCGTAGACCTAAATTTTGCGGCTTTCAACCGTCTGCTTTATCCCGATGGATACGAAGGTATGTTCTTCACTATCTTCTCTATTGGTGTGAGTGCAGCCGAGTCTGCCGTTGCGTTAGCTATTATTATTAATGTTTACCGACACCTGCACAGCGATCAGGTGAACAGTATTGAAAATATGAAATTATAAAAAAGAACTATGTTTGATTACGCATTTTTGATACTTCTTCTACCTTTTCTGAGCGCAATCGTATTAGGATTGGCAGGTATGAAGATGCCTAAACCGGTGGCAGGTATCATCGGCACATGTATTGTGGGCGTGCTTTTTGTCTTGAGTCTCTACACGGCTTACCAGTATTTCTTCTACACTGGCGAATATACCGCTATGGGACAGACCTTCCATGTCGTAGATGGTCGCTTGGCAAGTGGCGTTTATCCCACTGTAACCGTCTTCAATCTAACATGGTTGAAGTTCTCCGAGTTATTGACATTTAATATTGGTTTCCGTCTAAGCCCCATCAGTGTGGTGAT